CCTTTCAATACGCTTTGCGTAAAGAAATCTAAAATCGCGATTAAACGTGATTTTCCTCGATTTTCAAATTTAATTGAAAATTTACAATCTTTAGGAATATAAGATTTCTTAATATTTCTAAAGTCGATTAAGTTTCCTTCATAGGAACTGACATAATCAAAAAACTTAATAATATTATTAAGTTCATAATTTCCCAGTCTTTCCGATAGGGATTTAACGTTTCCAAGTACTGTCATGTGCTTAGAAGATTTTCTATTATAAATTTGATAAAAATCAAAAATAGAAGATAAAAAAGACGGACCGTTTGGACCGGCTTTGTAAGATAGATGTAAACAATTATATTGTTTTAATTCATCTACTCTTTTTTCTTGTTCTTCTATTGGAAATTCTTTTTCTAGAAGGTCTGACCAGACTTGAGAATAATAAAGAAATTTATTATCTTTTGTCTTGTCGTACAATTCCATAAAAAATCTTCCATTGAAGACTTCGGATTCGGTGTATCTGCTTTTAGAGATAACACCTGGTCTAGTGATTCCATCACTATTAGGAACCGTTGAACACGGTCCTAACAACGAGTGGATATCTAAAAGGGTTAGCATTGATTGTATATGACCAATACAATAACCTTTTTTATCGTCTTTTCTTAAAAATTGTTTTAAGAAAACCGGTATTCCTTCTTTATCAGCAGAAAATTTGTCTACTGGTAAAGAGTAATGTCCTACGAATCTTCGAAGGGCATAAGAATATAATCCATGTAACATCTTAGATGCTCGATTATATCCATGATTAAACACTAATTCTTCTAATTTATTTAGGTAATTAATGATTAATTCATCTTTTAAATTGAATTTGTAAACGATTTTACAAAATCGCTTCATTTTAATTAAAAAAGACAAGAATTCCTTCGAGTGAAGGTATTCCAATTTTCTCTTAAGACGTAAATATGATTGTTTACTCTTGAAAGATTTCCCATCTTTTCTTAAAGAATTTAATCTTTTTAGTAAAGATGGTCTGTTATAAAAGAGAGACTTTAAGTTTTTATCAAACTTAAGGACTTTTACTTTTAGAGGGTGTTAAATAATGTGCTACAGTATCTGTAGCGTCTTTATTTAATACGTTTCTGATTAAAAGGGAACCTTCAATATCAAGAAAAAGTTCGTTAAGAATTTCTTTTGATAAAGGGAGTTTTCCCGAAATAACCATTGGTAACAACACTAAAGCTTTAGCTTTAAGTTGTTCATTATCGGTATACGCTTCTTCAATAAGAGAAGTTAGTTCCGAAGAAGTTAGAGAATCATATTCAGGGTCCAATAAGGATCTGATAGATAATTCACTAC